TCATCCAACCAGCCGAAATAAACCTGGCGGGTCCAAAATGAACCGGTAAAGCGAGGATGATCGGCTGGCGCTGTCATTGGCCAACAATCGACCGATCAAAGCAGAAAACGTAGCCTTTGCCGTCCGCACTGTCGCCGAACCGCATATCGTCAAGCGGCCAGTCAAGCTTGTTGCGCTCGATTAATGCCTTGACCGCCTCAAAATGCGCCAATTCGTACGATTTCTCGTACGGATACGAGATTGTTGCCTGCCATTTTGTAGACGTATAGGCCTTGATTCGCGCGCCTTTGTGCGTAGTGGCTGGGATAAATTTAGTGTGAATGGCAATCATTGTTAATCCCTCCCGATGATGATAAGACCGAATATCAGCACGGCCAGCACGGCCGCTCCGCCTGCAATCTCCCGAGCGGTCACGGCGTCCGATACGAACGAAATGCAACCCAAAGCGATCAGGCCTCCTGACAGTGCTGCCAGCAATACAGGTAATTTGTCCATTGTCAGAACTCCTCAGCCAAAATGCGCTCGACTTCAGCGTCATCGCGCCTGCGCAAACTTTCAACAAGCGCGTCATTTTCCAGCGCAATTTCCGGCGCAATTTCATATCGAGCGCAAAGCGCAGCAAATTGATTCTGTGTCATTTGATTCCCCTTTCATTTTTATCCGGCCTGTGTCGCTGGCCGTGAAGGTAGAATAGCATATTATTTTGTCCTGTCAAACATTATTTTATGTGCCTGTGAAAATAATTTTTTCGGGCGGTTTGCATGGTCTTTATGGCACTCGCATGGTCATTTTTTCGGCTGAGATGACCATGCCAAAACCCGCGCAGAATCTAGCTTTTTGCTGTAAATGGTCTTTATGGTCATGTTTTTATAGATACTCAGGAAAAGTATTAGATATATAGCCGTGAGCGGAATTAGACCGGCGCTTACGCTGTCAGGCGTGCGTATAGTTACACAGCGCTGGAGTCTGGCAAAAATGATGACCATTTTGGCCATGCCATCGATTTTTAGGGTTAAGTGATTGATTTTTAATTGTTTATTGCATGGTCACGCGGTCGAATATAAAAGACCATGCGTGACCATGCGTAACCATGTCGGAGTGATAACAAACCATGCCTTCCGGACGCCCAGGTAGACCAGCGTCAATCCGCACGCGCAATTTTCGCCGGTATCTGACCGACGCAGATGCCGCAATACTCGCGCACGCGGGCGACGGCGACATGTCCGCCGGTTTTCGCAATCTGATTGATTGGTATTGGCAGAGTGTCAATGATGCAAAAACAAACGAACGATCGTGCTATAAAATAAAACCTGACGAGTAATGGCGAATAGCACCCCCGTGCTTTTTTCTACATTCTGAATTCAGAATACCCTCCCGCCTCCCAGCAAATAGCCCCCTCGCTCCCAGCTGCCAGCCCCGAATACGAATGCGCCATAACGTACGTTATGTAAAACGCTTTTCAGCCGATAATCTTTAGATTTTGGCAATTTTCCGGACGATTTTCTGGCTGATTGATAGGGGGGGGAGGGGTCTGCTGGCACTATAAAATTTTGGGTACCCTCTCCCCCACACCAAAAGGGAAAACAGCCAAATAGGCAAACACCCTTCCCACAACAAAAAAGTTTGCAGCTCCCCGCAACGTTCCGCCCGCCGTCCTACCCAAAACGGACAACATGCGTCTGAAAGAATTGAAGCAGATGCTGATCGAAGGCAAGGGGCAGCAGGTCGTCCAGAAAGTGCTGGATATTGCGTTAGAAGACGGCCATCCTGGCCAGATGGCGGCGCTAAAGCTCTGTATGGAGAGGGCGCTACCGGTCAGTATGTTCGAGAAGACCGCCGCCCAGCGCGCCGCTGTGACGATTAACATCACCGGCATTGGCGGCCCCGACGCACCGGCGCCCCAAGCCGAGATCATCGACGTACAAATGAAAGACGCCAATGGATGAGTATTTATCTGGACTTGGGCTGACGCCCCAAGAGCTCAATAAAGTGATGTACCACCGCGCCAACATGGCCAAGCCTGGCCGCGACGCCGAGGGAAATCCCGTGACCATCTACGCCACCGGCATACGCATTCCGTCAGGAAAGTTCAAAGGCAAGTTCGTATCTGTGCCGGGATTCGTCAACGGCAAAATTATTCAGGACGAAGGCGAGCTATACAAAATCTGGCGAAAAGACATTAACGCTGGAAAATGGCCGCTTTTCCCGACCAGCGAGGCACTAAATGAGCGCGACGCTTGGCTGCACCAAGTCATGGAACGTGACATGCAGTTGATGCGATCCCAGCAGCAGCCTGAGACGCCGGTTTACTATCAAGACCCGTTCGGGGCGCCGTTCTGATGGCTGACCTATCGTTCCAGCTGCTGCCGTGGCAACAAACGGTTTTTTCCGATTCCACGAGGTTCAAAGTCGTCGCCGCTGGCCGCCGCTGCGGCAAGTCCCGGCTGGCTGCCACCACCCTACTGATTGAGGGGCTGCGCTGCCCAGCAGGGTCAGCGGTGCTGTACGTGGCACCGACCAACGGGCAGGCCCGGCAGATTATCTGGAATGTCTTGCTGGACTTGGGACGCGAGGTCATTGCGGGCAGTCATGTGAACAATCAGGACATCACCCTGATAAATGGCGCGACCATCTATGTGAGGGGCGCGGACAGACCCGACACCCTGCGAGGCGTCTCACTCACCTACGCGGTATTGGACGAGGTGGCTGATATCAAGCCCGAGGCCTGGGAGCAGGTCATCCGAGCCAGCTTGTCGGACAAGAAAGGTCGGGGTCTCTTCATCGGCACGCCTAAGGGCAGGAATTGGTTCTTCGATCTGTTCAAGCTCGGCCAGTCTGGCCAGGACGAGGATTGGAAGAGCTGGCACTTCACTACCAAGGACAATCCGCTGATCGACCCCAAAGAGGTAGAGTCGGCCAAGAAGACGCTCTCGACCTTCGCGTTCAAGCAGGAATACATGGCGTCCTTCGACAACGCGGGCTCAGACGTCTTCAAAGAGGATTGGATCAAGTACGGCGAAGAGCCCGACTACGGCAGCTACTTCGTCGCAGTCGACTTGGCTGGATTTGAAGAAGTTGCCAAACAAGCAGCTAACTCGAAAAAGCGGTTGGACGAGACGGCGATTGCGATTGTCAAGGTGACAGACGAGGGCCAGTGGTTCGTCAAAGAAATCGTCCACGGGCGCTGGGACATCAAAGAGACAGCTGTCAAGATTCTGACAGCCATGCGCGACTACCGGCCTATGTCGGTTGGCATTGAGCGCGGATCGCTGAAAAATGCGGTTTTGCCGTATTTAAGTGACTTAATGCGCAAGAATAATGTATATTCCCACATCATCGACCTTACGCACGGCAACCGTAAGAAAGCGGACAGGATCGTCTGGAGCCTTCAGGGACGTTTTGAGCACGGCCGGATTGTCTTGAATCATGAGGAAGACTGGACTGAACTGCTTGACCAGCTGCTTATGTTCCCCGCAGTAGGCGTGCATGATGACTTGCCCGATGCGCTCTCGTACATTGACCAGCTGGCAGTGACTAGCTACTTTGAAGACGATCAGAGCGACGACTGGGAGCCTATAGACATCATCGCAGGATACTAAATGGATCAGAACGACTACGACCAGCCTACGGAAGCCGACAAAGAGCTACTAGCCTTTGTGGTCGACCACTGCAACCGCTGGCGCGACTGGCGCGACACCAACTACTTAAGCCTCTGGGAAGAGTACGAGCGCATCTTCAGGGGTGAGTGGGCGTCTGAGGACAAGACCCGCGAGTCAGAACGATCGAAAATTGTCACCCCTGCGGCACAGCAAGCCGTCGAAACTCGCCACGCGGAGATCATGGAAGCGATCTTCGGCTCTGGCGAGTTTTTTGATATTGAAGACGACCTGCAAGACGCCGATCAGCAGACGATCGACATCGAAGCGCTGCGCGCGCAACTCTCCGAAGACTTCAAGAAAGACAAGATCAAAAAGGCGATCGACCAGATCGAGCTCTTGGCTGAGATTTACGGAACAGGCATTGGTGAGATCGTCGTTGGCTCCGAGATGGAATACATCCCTGCCACGCAGGCGATCCCAGGCGTGCAAGGCCAGGCAGCCATTGGTGTGATTGAGAAGCCGCGCGTAGCAGTCAAGCTCGTGCCGGTGAATCCGAAAAATTTCTTGTTCGACCCTAACGGCACATCCATCGACGACTGCATGGGTGTGGCCATTGAGAAGTACGTCTCCATCCACAAGGTCGTGCGAGGCATCGAGCGAGGCATCTACCGCAAGGTCAACATCACTCCGACCTATGAAGACTCGCAGATAGAACCCACGCAAGAAGTGCAGCAGTTCCAAGACGAGAAGGTGCGTCTGCTGACGTACTACGGTCTGGTGCCACGCGAGTATCTGACTAAGCTTGAAGAGATGGAAGCCGGGGGCAAGATCGAAGAGCTCTTCCCTGAGGATTCAGCAGCAGACGACTATCAAGATATGGTCGAAGCCATCGTGGTAGTAGCTAATGATGGCATGCTGCTAAAGGCTGAAGAGACGCCCTACATGATGAAAGACCGTCCGGTACTAAGCTACCAGGACGACACCGTGCCGAACCGCCTCTTGGGTCGTGGGACGATCGAGAAGGCCTACAACATGCAAAAGGCCATCGACGCGCAGGTGAGAAGTCATCTGGACTCTCTGGCGCTGACAACTGCGCCGATGATGGGCATGGACGCCACACGCCTGCCGAGAGGGGCTAAGTTTGAGGTCAAGCCTGGCAAGGCGATGCTGACCAACGGCAACCCGCAGGAGATTTTGTTCCCGTTCAAGTTCGGTCAAACGAGTCCTGAGAACATCGCCACCGCGCAGACGTTCGAGCGCATGCTGCTGCAAGCCACGGGTACGATGGACAGCAACGGCATGGTCAGCCAAGTCTCACGCGACGGCAACGGCGCTGCGATGTCGATGGCAGTTGCGACCATCATTAAGAAGTACAAGCGCACGTTGGTGAACTTCCAGGAAGACTTCTTGATTCCGTTCATCAAAAAAGCTGCGTATCGCTACATGCAGTTTGACCCCGATCGCTACCCGTCCACCGATTTGAACTTCGTGCCCACGGGCACGCTGGGCATCTTGGCGCGCGAGTACGAGCAGCAGCAGTTCGTTGGCCTGCTACAGACTTTGGGTCCAGATACGCCGGTGCTACCGATTATTTTGAAGGGCATTGTGGCTAATAGCAGCCTCTCGAACCGTCTGGAGCTCTTGGAAGCCTTGACGCAAATGGCCCAGCCGAACCCTGAGCAGCAGCAAATGGCCATGATGCAGCAGCAACTGGCCATGCAGGCCGCGCAAGCGCAAATTGCGGTCAATCAGACGCAAGCCGAGCAAAATCGTGCTGAAGCGACTAAGACATTGATTGAAGCGCGTCTGAAGCCGGTCGAAACTGAGGCGAAAATCAGCCAGGCGCTGACGGCGAATCTGCCGAATCAGGCGGATTTGGCCTCGCGGGAGTTCGACAAGCGGGCAAAAGTGGCTGAGTTGATGCTAAAAGAAGCTGACATCAAAAACAAAACGAAGATTGTGGAACTGCAAATGTCCAAAGCCCGCGATGGTGTGGCCGGATTGGAGAATCAGTTCCTTGAAGAGCTCCAGAAAGGGCTGAAATAATGGATATCGAGAAGATTTTGGCCTCCGATGTCGAGCCCGACGTCTTTACTGGCGTCGGGTCAGCCGTTTCTGAGGCTCGCGAGGTCACTCGGCAGCGCTTAAGCGAGAATGTCCAGACGGTTTTGGCCGCTTTGGGCAAGATGAAGAGCGAAATCGAGGGTAAATACGACGACGTTGCTCTCCAACTTGAGCAACGCATTGCAAATATCCGCGACGGCCGCGATGGCGCGCCTGGACGCGATGGAGCACCCGGCCGAGACGGCAAAAATGGCCGTGATGGCAAGGACGGCCGGCCGGGCAAGGATGGTGTAGACGGCCGCGACGGCGTCGATGGCCAAGATGGCGTGTCGGTGACGAACGCGTACCTCGACTTTGACAACAGTCTCGTTATTGAGCTCTCCAACGGCCGTCAGATCAATGTCGGCGAGGTCTTGCCGCCTGACTTGAGCGATCGTCTGAAAGTCATCATCAACCAAGGCGCCTCGGGCGGTGGTGGAGGCGGGGCGAGTCTGCCAGATCAGACAGGCAACGCGGGCAAGTTCCTAACGACTGACGGCAGCACGGCCTCTTGGGGCACGCCAGCGGGCTCAGGTGACGTTGTAGGCCCAGCATCAGCCACCGACAACGCGGTCGCACGTTTTGATTCGACGACTGGCAAGCTGATTCAAAACAGTGTCGTGACGATCAGCGACACAGGCGCTATGTCTGGCGTTACGTCGTTAGGTGTAGCGGACTACATCGACTTTGATACGACACCCACAGTCTCCAACGCTATTGGCCGCATGTATTGGGACGCGGCGCAGAATACTTTGGCCGTTGGCCTGACATCTACACTTGTGGCCGATGTAGGCCAGACGCTTTACGCTCGCGCAACTAATGCTGAAGCCGTAACCATTACCAAAGGCCAAGCTGTTTACGCGTTCGGCGCAACGGGAAACCGTGTATCCGTTAAATTAGCCAACAATACTGGCGACGCCACCTCAGCAAAAACTTTTGGTTTGGCCGCTGAAGATATTACTGCTGGTGGCACCGGCATGATTATCTGCCAAGGCGTACTAGATGGCTTGGACACCAGCGCGTACACAGCGGGCGACTCCTTGTACCTTGGTGCAACCAATGGCGCCTTGACTGCAACAAAGCCATACGCACCAAACCATTTGGTCTATATCGGAACAGTTGAGCGCGCTAATGCAGGTAATGGGCAAATCTATGTGCGCGTTCAAAATGGCTATGAAATAGATGAGCTACACAATGTGTCGGCTCAAAACCCCACTAACGGCCAGATATTGATCTACAACGAGACGACAAGTCTGTGGGAGAAGGCCAATATTACCGCCGGATCGAATATTACGATCACGAATGGCGCTGGATCAATTACGATTGCGTCTACCGGCGGTGGCGGCGGTTCTGGTGATGGCGGTGCATACGCCTGGTTCTTATCTTAAGAGGTAAACATGAAAACTTTGGTCTTAGACGGCACCGCAATCAGCATTCAGGTGGCGATGTCCACCTCAGCGGCCACCACTAACCCGACATTCGTCGCCACTTACGCTGACAATGCGGGCTCTGGCATTACTGAAGGCGCGACAGACGGGCAACTAAACGGCTCAACTGACGTAACAGTCGTCCCGGCCCCGACCGGCACGAATCGCCGCGTCATTAAAGACATTACGATCTATAACGGCGATTCAGCAGCCGTTACAGTGTTCGTTAAGTACGACAACAATGCTACTCAACGCACATTAGCTAAGATAACTTTGGCGGTTGGCGACACATGGACAACTGACGGTACGTTTGATGCCAACGGCAATTTGAAGACCGTTGCAGGAATGGTCAATCTAACCACTCAAGTGACTGGCACGCTACCGGTGGCCAATGGTGGTACAGGCGCCGCGACGCTGACTGGTGTGTTGAAAGGTAATGGCACATCAGCCTTCACCGCAGCAACTGCTGGAACTGACTATGTTGCTCCTGGTGGAGCTTTAGGGACCCCTAGTTCTGGTACGCTGACTAACGCTACTGGTTTGCCTTTGAGCACTGGCGTAACAGGTACTCTACCCGTTGGCAACGGCGGCACTGGCGCTACTACGCTGACAGGGGTATTGAAAGGTAACGGCACATCGGCGTTTTCTGCGGCGACTGCCGGTACAGATTTCGTAGCTCCAGGTACTGCAACAACTTTTACCGCTACTCAGTCGTTTACCGGCTCTTCATCGACTGTTGCGATGAAGATTACAGATGCTATTGAGCCTATTACTGTATCTGCTACTGCTGCCACCGGAACGATTGCTTATGACGTAACTACTCAATCTGTTCTGTATTACACAAGCAACGCAAGCGCTAACTGGACGGTTAATTTCCGGGGTTCTAGCGGTACGAGTTTGAACACACTGATGTCCACTGGCGAAGCTATCACTGTAACTTTCTTAGTAACTAATGGTTCTACAGCTTATTACAATAATGCGGTTCAGGTAGATGGATCGAGCGTCACACCTAAATATCAGGGTGGTACCGCTTGGACTGCTGGTAATGCAAGTTCTATTGACGCTTATACCTATACGATTGTTAAGACAGGCAATGCTGCGTTCACTGTGTTTGCTGCTCAAACTAAGTTTGCTTAAGGTTAAATAATGGGATTGCTTTCGACAATTGGTGCGGCATCAGCTAGAGCTTATGGATTTACTCGGTCTGCTATTGCTGCGGCTGTTGATGCTTATTTCAATCTTACAACTCTTTTGTTGCCCGGTAATGGTACAAATGGAGCGCAGAACAATACGTTCTTAGATTCAAGCAGCAACAACTTCACTATTACCCGCAACGGTAACACGACGCAGGGTACGTTCACTCCGTTTAGTCAGACAGGATGGAGTAATTATTTTTCCTCGGGTCAATCAAATTACATAACAACACCATCAACAGTGCCATCAATCACTGGAGACTACACAGCAGAAGCGTGGATTTATTTAACTTCATTACCAAATATAGGAGTTATATTTTCTTTAAATGCTTCTGAATTTGAATTATGGGTAAATCTAAATAATGGAATTACTTATTACACAGGAGCTGGAAATAGAATAAATACTACGTCCACAGTTTCGTTAAATACATGGACGCATATAGCTTTAGTTCGTTCTTCTGGTGTAGCAAAAATTTATATTAATGGTGTCGCTGACGTATCTACGTATAGCTCAAGCGCAACTATAGGTTCTGGAACTGCTTTCTTATATTTAGGTAGGGATAGCGGTACAAGCGGGGGTTTTAACGGCTATATTTCAAACGCTCGTTTAGCTATTGGGGCAGCAGTTTATACAAGTAACTTCACTCCTCCAACTGTTCCATTAGGTGCAACTTCAGGAGGTCAAAACCCGCCGACTGGAACACAAACTTATCTATTGACTTGCCAGTCAAACAGGTTTGTTGATAACAGCAGCAGCCCCAAAACCCTGACTATCACCGGAACTCCATCCGTCCAAGCCTTCAGCCCGTTTGCTCCTACTGATGCTTATAGCACTACGACAGTAGGTGGTAGTGGGTATTTGGATGGGACGGGAGATTATCTATCGCTTCCTACGGGGCAAACCCCTCTTTTACTTGGTAACAGCGACTTTACTTTTGAGGCATGGGTATATAAGCAAACAACTGGCGCTGCAAACATATTTTTTGGGCAAGGCGATGCAGCAACTGCGGCTGGTAGCAGCTACATTTTTTACGCTACTACGACAGCGGCTACATCTGATTTGTATAGCGGTAGCACTAGCTACGGAATTACATCACCTAACCCGACGTTGAACGAATGGGCGCATGTAGCATTTGTTCGTACTGGAGGAACTTTCTCTAGTTATTTAAATGGTGTTCGAGTTGGAACAAGAACGGATTTAGGCACAAGTTCTGTAAATAATGGATCAACAACCTACCCACCAACAATAGGCGCTGCTGGTAACAACATCAATCGGCTGACTGGATATATTTCTGGCGCACGTTTAATAAAGGGAAGTGGTGGATATAACGCTGCAAACTCTACAATTACTATTCCTACAGCGCCGCCTACAGCCATAACCAACACTTCACTGCTATGCAACTTCACCAACGCTGGCATCACTGACGCTACTGCCAAGAACGTGCTGGAGACTGTACGTTGTTAATGGTTTAGGAACAGGAAATTGGACTATTGAATATTGGGTTAATCCGGTTTCTGTATCTGCTGAATCCATACACGTAGATTTCAGAAGTGGTTCTGGAGCAGTTGGGCCTACTGTTGGCAACTCTGCTGGAGGCGCAGTATTTTTCCAAACATCTGGCGTAAACAGAATTACTGGATCTACGTTATCCACTGGAACATGGACGCATATAGCCGTTTCAAAATCTGGCTCAAGTACAAAGCTTTTTATAAATGGAACGCAGTCTGGTAGTACTTACACTGACGCAAATACTTACACAACACCTGCTAGAGTATGCGTTGGTGTAGATGATGACTCATCACCAAACGCTTATTTAAACGGATATATAGACGATTTGCGTATCACTAAAGGATACGCCAGATACACAGCTAACTTTACTGCTCCAACTGCGGCGTTTGCTTTGCAATAAGGACTGACCATGCTTTATACAAAAAACGGATCAATCCCAAAGCCTGAGACAGATGGAACTGATGGCTGGATAGAAGTTGAGACGCCGCCAGAAGCACCTGAAGGCAAAGAGGTGGTGTGGCTGAACTGGCAATGGGTAGTGCGTGATCCAAAGCCAATAGACCGCGAAGGCTACCGCTGGAAGTGGAACCACGACCAGATGCAGTGGATTGAGTATCAACTACCAGGTATCACAGAGCTGCCGACCGATCCGCTACCGGCGATCACAAGCGACCAGATCGCGGCGCTGGCCAGCAGTGACGTTGCGGCGCTGACGTCTGAACAGATCAGCACCCTATGACTCCTGAGTTACAAAAATACTACGAAGACAGGTTCGCCATGATGGCCACGCCAGGCTGGCGTGACCTGATTGACGACATCGAAAAAATAAAAGAATCGCTCAACAACATTTCTGTTGTAGAGAACGAAAAAGATTTACAATTTAAGAAGGGTGAGTTATCGATACTAACCTGGCTGTCCACACTAAAACAGGTCAGCGAACAGGCTTACGAGGACTTGCAAGATGAAAAGAATGTATGAATTTGTCTGCGAAAGCGGACAACGCATCGAACGGTTTACGTCTTATGAGGACAAGACCGTTAGTTGCAATTGCGGCAAGTTAGCCAGCCGCGTAATATCTGCCACACCGTTTAGGTTGGAGGGGTGGTCGGGGCATTTCCCGACGGCTTTTCATCAATTTGATAAAAAGCACCGCGACAAGCTAAAATCGGAGCAGAAGGCGAACAGATAAGCAGAAATGCCCTGTTCATGTTTAATCCTGGGAACCAAAAGATGGCAGGAAAAGGAACTTCGACATGTTGATAGATAAAGAACCCGAGATGCCGAGCGAAATCGAGGCAGACGACGCGAAACTACCCGAAATTGAAGATAGCACCAAGGCCCCAGCGCCTGAAGTGCCAGATCGATACAGAAACAAATCGATCGATGACATCATCAAAATGCACCAAGAAGCCGAAAAAGTGATCGGCCGACAGGCGCAAGAAGTCGGGGAAGTGCGAAAGCTGGCAGATGAGCTCATCAAGCAGAATCTCAGCGGCCGATCGCAACCTGTTGAGCAAAAAGAGCCTGAAGTGGACTTCTATGAAGACCCTCAGAAGGCAATTCAGCAAACAGTAGCAACTCATCCTGACGTTGTAGCCGCAAGGCAGGCGTCGCTTGAGTTTAAAAAAATGCAAACGCAGCAGCGCATGGCGCAAGAGCATCCTGACTTTATGCAGGTGGCAGCTGACCCAGAGTTTCACGCATGGGTCAAGTCGTCTCCGATACGTCTGGAACTATACGCCAAGGCAGATGCTCAGTTTGATTTTGATGCTGGTAATGAATTGCTCTCTACCTACAAGGCTATTAAGGGCGTCAAGACGCAGCAGGTGCAGTCAGAAGCTAAAGACAAGCGCCAGCAGCAGATGAAGTCCGCACAAGTCGACACAGGTGGAACTGGAGAGTCTTCAAAGCGTGTTTACCGTAGGGCAGACCTGATTCGGCTAAAAATGACCGATCCGGCTCGCTACGATGCGCTACAGCCTGAAATTATGGCGGCGTATGCAGAAGGTCGGGTCAAGTAAATATTACTTTTGACTTTAGGAGTTAGACATGGCAACCGCATTTAGCCCAGCAAATAGTGTAACGACCACTACAGCAGCAACCTTTATCCCTAGCCTATAAATTTTGGGGATGTAAAACCTTCTCTGAAAAACTGGGAGCAAACTTCGGGTGTTGTGACCAGAGGGAACACGATTGAACAACATCGCAGTTCACGCCAAGGAGGCGTATGAAGCGGCTAAGTTGGAAGTACATTGCAGGTTTGGTTGACGGCGAAGGCTGTCTGGATGTGCAAGTAACTCGCGGTATTTATGTTAGGCCAAGGCTACGAATATGCTTGGCGGATAACTGCAAATTTATCCTAGACATACTGCACGCGAATCACGGCGGAGCTCTAATTCCCCGCCCGAGCACAAATAGCAGCTGGCAAAGTTCAACGTCATGGGAGTTGTGCGGATATAGTTTAGTCTGCCCTTTCTTGCGTAATTTTGCTAACCACCTATATATCAAACAAGAACAGGCCAAATTTCTGTTGTCCTTGGAGACAACAGTAAAGGGTAAACAGATCGCCAGCGAGGCAAGAGAGTTTATCCGGGATGAGCTTAAAGCAATGAAGCGTGACCCGCACAGACTAAGTGAGAAGGCACAGGAACGGCTTATAGCCATTCTGTGATGCGATAGTCGGGCCAGCTTTTTAGCTGGTGGGAAATTTGGTCGGATGAAATTGTTGCGTCGTACAAGAAGAACCTCGTTCTGGCCAATCTGGTCATGAAGATGAACTTCCGTGGCAAGAAAGGTGACACCGTTCACGTTCCGTCTCCAACCCGTGGCTCCGCCTCGGCAAAAGGCGCAACCAACGCTGTTACCCTGATCGCTGCAACCGAGAACGAAGTGCAAATCTCGATCGACAAGCACTACGAGTACAGCCGTTTGATCGAAGACATCGTTGAAACGCAAGCGCTGACCTCGCTGCGTCAGTTCTACACTGACGACGCTGGTTACGCTCTGGCCAAGCAGGTCGACACCGACCTGATTCAGCTGGGCCGCGCATTCAACGGCGCAACGATTGGCACCAACGACTACGCTACCTCGGCTGCATCGACCAAAGCCTACATCGGCTCGGAATACCCTGATGGGCCTGGCTCGCTACACCGAGCAGGCATTCGTCGGCAATGGCAACGCGATCCGCAACGGCGAAATCGGCAACCTGTACGGCATCCCCGTGTTCGTTACCTCCAACGCCGACTACGGCGCAGGTAACACCGGCGCTGACCGTATCTGCCTGATGGGCCACCGCGACGCGATGGTGCTGGTTGAGCAGATGGGCGTTCGTTCGCAGACCCAGTACAAGCAGGAATACCTGGCAACTCTTTACACCGCAGATATGATCTATGGTGTGAAGGCCATGCGTACTGCTGCTACCGTCGGTGCTGCTACTTCGTCGTCGGCTTTTGCTCTGGCTGTTCCGGCCTAATTGAGCCCCCGGCCTTCGGGCCGGGGATTAACCTTTAGGAGAACATCATGGCAAATGCAACTTCCGTAGTAGTCCGCGCTGGTAACGACCAGTTTCGCGGTTTGTTTTCTGATACTTGGCTGGTTCGCGCAACGATTGACGCCGACAGCTTAGAAGACGGCGCTGGCGATACCGACACCGTAGCTGTTCCGGGCGTTGCCCTGGGCGATATGGTGCTGGGTGCATCTCTTAGCGTCGATGAGGCAGGCTTGATTGTAGAGGCTTACGTCAGTGCAGCTAACGTCGTCAGTATTCGTTTCCAAAACGAGACTGGCGGCACGGTTAACCTGGCATCCAGCACTTTGCGTCTGGTCGTCGCTCGTTCGTTGGCCTAATAATCGGGGGTTTCGACCCCCGATTTTTCACTGGAGTATTTATGTCTGCAACTTTTCGCTGCCTCTCCAGCGGTCAAACCGTCACCTTCACGCTTCAGCATGACATCGACAGCATGAAGGGCCACGCTGGTTACGTCCGAGTGGATGAGGAAGGAAACGAAGAACCATTGCATCAAGACGTCGTACGTACTGATACCGCATTTTCAGCCCCGATACCTCAAATGAGGCGACCCGGCCGTCCAAGGAAACAGGAAAATGTCTGAGATTGATTTGAGAGAGTTTGGAAAACTCGAAGCGCAAGTAGAAGTCCTCCAGTCTGAGGTTCACGCCTTGCGCGAGGACGTCAAACTGCTGCTGGAAATGGCCAATAAATCAAAGGGTGGCCTCTGGGCTGGTATGGCCGTTGTATCGGCCGTAACCAGCATTGGTACATTTATCGTCGATAGGATGGTATTCAAATGAAAATGACCAAGGCAGACAAGAAGGTTAAGAAGGTGATGGGCGAATACAAGTCCGGCACGCTGCACTCCGGCAAAGGTGGTCCCGTCGTCAAGTCCCGCAAGCAGGCGATCGCCATCGCCTTGTCCGAGGCCGGCAAATCTTTGCCGCAGCGCGGCATGCGCACGGCTAAAAACAAGGCTAAGAAATGAAAAAGCCGATCTGGAATCAGACCCGGCCGAAGAAATTGGGTGAATCTAAGAAGCTATCGCCCGGCCAGAAAGGCGCTGCCAAGCGTATGGCAGCCAAGGCTGGACGACCCTACCCCAATTTAATCGACAACATGAGAGCAGCGAGGAAAAAATGACTACCAAGACGCCTGCGTGGCAGAGGAAAGCCGGTCAAAACCCCAAGGGCGGCTTGAATGCCAAGGGCAGAGCGTCCTATAATGCCGCCACAGGTGGCAATTTGAAAGCTCCGGTCAAGTCCGGAGACAACCCCAGACGAGCTTCTTTTCTCGCCAGGATGGGTAACATGCCCGGCCCTGAAATTAAAGACGGTGAGCCAACCCGGCTCTTGTTGTCTTTACGGGCTTGGGGCGCATCCTCCAAGGCGGACGCAAAGGCAAAAGCTAGAGCTATATCCGCAAGGAATAAGGCGAAAAGCAAATGACCTACTTAGAAATCGTCAACTCCATCATGGGGCGCCTGCGCGAGCCGTCTGTCTCGACGGTCGCACTGACCTCTTACTCCCAGCTAATCGGCAAGTTCGTCAACGACGCCAAGCGTCAGATCGAAGACTCTTTCGACTGGAACGCGCTGGGGATGGAAGTCGATATCACGACAGTCGCTGGCACCTACGAGTACGCGCTGACAGGCGCTGGCCAAAAGTTTCGCGTCACCAGCAACCCCTTGAACACCACAAGCAATGTCGTCATGCAGCCGATTTCGGTCGCCGACATGCGCCAGCGTCAAAACTTCACGCCTATCGTCCAAAACATCCCTACGCAGTATTGCTTTGAAGGTGTAGATGGGAGCGGAGACGCCAAGGTGCAACTTTATGGCCGACCAAACGGCGTCTATACCCTGAAATTTTTCTTGTGTGTGCCGCAGGCTGATCTATCCGCAGATAGTGATGTGCCGTTGGTCAATGACAAATTGATTGAACAAAACGCCTACGCTCGCGCGCTGGTTGAGCGCGGCGAAGATGGCGGTTTGTCGTCATCCGAGGCATATCAGCTCTATAAATCAATGCTGTCGGATTACATTGCTTTGGAAGCCACGCGCTTTCCTGAGATGCAGGAGTTTGTCGCGATATGAGCCAACAGTTAGAGCGCTTTTCGATTTCTGCACCAGGCTTTTACGGCCTGAATACCCAAGATTCGCCGCTTGATCTTGCGGCGGGTTTTGCTTTGGTGGCGCAGAATTGCATTCTCGACCAGTACGGTCGGATGGGCGCTCGTAAAGGCTGGGCAAAAGTAAACACCAGTACTGGCAATTTGGGCGCAAACGATGTAGGCGTCATTCATGAATTAGTCCAGACTGATGGTTCTGTGACCGTTTTGTGCGCTGGCAACAATAAGCTCTTTAAACTGAGTGGCACTAGTTTAGTTGAGTTGACCTACGGCGGCGGCGCTACAGCGCCTACGATTACGGCCAGTAACTGGCAGTGCGCGTCACTCAACGGCATCACGTATTTTTTCCAAGCAGGCCACGACCCACTGATATACGATCCAGCGGTTAGTACCACTACCTACCGGCGTGTGAGCGAGAAAACTGGCTATGCAGGCACAGTGCCTTCAGGCAATATTTGTATTTCTGCTTACGGCCGTCTCTGGGTTGCAGGTAGTAATGCCGATAAGACGACACTGACGTTTTCTGATTTGCTATCCGGTCATGTTTATACGGGCGGCACTGCTGGTACGCTAAATGTTAATTCCGTCTGGCCAAATGGCGCAGATGAAATAACAGGATTGGCAGCGCATAACGGATTTTTGTTTATCTTCGGCAAACGCCAGATTTTGGTATACCAAGGCGCTACAGCACCGTCGACGATGTCGCTGTACGACACGGTAATCGGCATTGGCTGCCAATGGCGCGATTCTATCCAGAGTACCAATACTGACGTCGTGTTTTTGTCGAATAGCGGTATACGGTCAATCATGCGTACCATCCAAGAAAAGTCCGCGCCGTTCCGCGACCTATCAAAAAATGTGCGCAATGACTTGATGCAGTTGGTAGCTGGCGAAGACCCTGACAATATTAAAGCGGTGTACTCTGAGGTAGACGCGTTTTATCTGTTGACGCTGCCAACTACCGGTCAAGTCTACGTGCTAGACACTCGCGCGGCAATGCAAGACGGGTCATCACGCGCTACCACATGGACGCACATAGAGCCCACCGCGCTGTGCGCTCGTCGTAATGGCGATCTGTTAATTGGTAGGCCAGGATACATCGGTAAGTATTCTGGCTATTTGGATGACACAGAAACGTACCGTATGGCTTACTACACTAACCATGCGGATTTAGGCGACATAACAGTCACATCCCTTGTTAAGCGTATATCGATTGTCGTTATCGGTGGGTCTGACCAAGTAGTAACCATTAAGTGGGGCTATGATTTCTCTGAGAACTATTTATCAGAAAACGTCACTATCCCTACGCAAGGTATATCGGAATACGGAATTGCCGAATATGGCGCTAACGGCGTGCCTGTCGCGCAGTACGCTGGCGGTATTACGATTCAAACTTTAACCTCTCAGGCTACAGGGTCGGGCAAAGTAGTGCAAACAGGCTACGAGGCGGAAGTAAACGGTTTTGAGTTGTCCATACAAAAAATTGAAATCTTGGCCAAGCGTGGTCGGATTAGTTAAGGAGTAGTCATGTCAGACTATACAAAATCGACAGACTTTGCATCGAAAGATTCGCTGCCATCTGGTAACGCAGCGAAGATCGTCAAGGGTACTGAGATTGACACCGAGTTTAATAACATCGCGACGGCGATTTCGACTAAAGCTGATTTGGCCAGCCCATCACTGACTGGCAGTCCTACAGCACCAACGCAATCGTCTGGCGACAGTTCGACTAAATTGGCTACCACAGCGTTCGTACAAGCAGCGCTGTCTGTCCTTTACCCAGTTGGATCGATTTACACAAACGCATCAGTTAGCACTAACCCTGCTACTTTATTTGGTTTCGGTACCTGGGAGGCGTTTGGAGCTGGCCGCGTTATGGTCGGCTTAAACGCTTCAGATACTGCGTTTGATACGCTAGGGGAAACCGGCGGCTCTAAAGATGCCACAGTAGTTAGCCACACACATAGTTTTAGTGGTACTACCTCCACTATTGGAAATCACGTCCACCCGCAACTTACTTATAACGCTTTAAGTTCAGGTGGGACAAAACCCGTTGGTTATGCAAATACTGGTACTACCGCATCATATCTTTACGATACTGGTGAGGCTGGTAGCCATAACCATACTTTCTCAGGGACTACGGGCTCTTCTGGCTCATCCGGTACGAATGCTAACTTGCAACCGTACATTGTCGTTTATATGTGGAAGCGCACTGCATGAGTGCGATTGAAAAACAGCTCGAAGATTTTGGTGGAGGCATTACACATCATTTTTCTGATGGGCTATATGCTAAAGAAGCACTTGTGCCAGCAGGCACTGCGATATTGAAACATACGCACGACTTTAGTCATCTGTCGATTCTGGCTAAAGGAAAAGTAGCTGTAATGGCAGATGAAGTAGTACAGGTTATTGAGGCGCCAGCTTGCATAGAGATTAAGGCTGGTGTAACACATGGGGTCAAGGCAATTACTGACTGTGTTTGGTTTTGTATCCACGCAACGGACGAGAAAGACCCTGCGAAAGTGGATGACGTTTTAATTAAGGGGTACTGACATGCC